TTGCCATTTTAAAATCTTAATAATTAAAGACAGCAAAGGTTATTACCAATGCCAATAGTGAAGCCGGGACTTGAACCCGGCAGTAAGCCTATTTCTTATTCACAGTTTTTGTGTACTTGTTGCCGCGATAAGTGAGAGTAACAGTCATTGTTAATTCCAATTACCTAGCCCCCGTTCCATGACTAGGCGGCCTGCGTCCTAATGGATGAACGTAAGTACATTAACCAATAGATGGTGCAGTCAATGCTACCTCAGTGGTAGACACTGCTGCCAGATCAAGTGGGAAGTTATGAGCATTACGCTCATGCATTACTTCCATTCCAAGTCCCGCACGGTTAAGAATATCAGCCCAAGTAGGGACAATACGGTTCCCGTTATCGACAATGGATTGATTAAAGTTGAATCCGTTAAGGTTGAAAGCCATAGTGCTAACACCCAGGCTAGTGAACCAAATGCCAAGCACAGGCCATGCAGCCAAGAAAAAGTGGAGACTACGAGAGTTATTAAATGATGCATATTGAAAGATCAATCGTCCGAAGTAACCATGTGCGGCTACAATGTTGTACGTTTCTTCTTCTTGTCCAAACTTATACCCATAGTTCTGAGATACCGTTTCGGTTGTCTCCCTAACCAGGGAACTGGTGACAAGACTACCATGCATAGCACTGAACAGAGCCCCACCAAATACGCCGGCAACACCAAGCATATGAAAAGGGTGCATAAGAATATTATGCTCAGCTTGGAAGACGAGCATGTAATTAAAGGTTCCGGATATGCCAAGAGGCATTGCATCTGAAAAAGAACCTTGTCCAAATGGATAGACAAGGAAGACCGCTGATGCTGCGGCGACTGGTGCGGAGTATGCGACAAAGATCCAGGGCCTCATCCCTAATCGATAGCTAAGTTCCCATTCGCGTCCCATGTAAGAATAGATACCAATGAGGAAGTGGAAGACGACCAGTTGGAACGGGCCACCGTTGTAGAGCCATTCGTCAAGCGAAGCAGCTTCCCAAATTGGGTAGAAATGCAATCCGATTGCGTTGGAAGATGGGACGACGGCCCCACTGATGATGTTGTTTCCGTACAGGAGTGAGCCTGCAACTGGTTCTCTGATTCCATCGATGTCTACGGGGGGTGCGCCAACGAAGGCAATAATAAAACAGGTTGTAGCGGCTAGCAGTGTAGGGATCATAAGGATACCAAACCAGCCAACGTATAAACGGTTGTTAGTGGACGTTACCCAATTGCAGAAGCTCTGCCATGTATTTAGTTTTTGTGGTCTTGAAAGTACAGCGATCATTTAAATAGTAGTGCATTGTTTTTTCTTGTAGCAAGTAAGTAAGACCAGTTTAAAGACTTGGCTGTCTAGAGCTAGGGGAGGAATTGCACCTCCCTTATTCTATTTAGCTATTTTTTCTTAGCAGTTTTTTTAAAACCAGACTTCATGTTTGCGTAGGCGCTATCACTAATTGTTGACTTGCTTGCAGGTCGTGAAGTTCCAGCTTTTTTACGCTTGTTAATGTTTGCGTAGAGACCAGGTTTAGCCATTACTTCTTAGGCTCCTTTTTAGGACGACCTTTCTTTGTTCCGTACGTTCCTTTACCTTGTGGCATAACAATTACTTTCCGTTAAAACCTTTGTTGAATGCTTTTGCCAGTGGTGTACCGTCCATTTTAGTTTTTCCAGGCGCTGTATAAGGACGACCACCTTTTTTGGGATCTTCACCTTTAGGTGTGTTTTTAAGAACATCTTTTAGACGAGGATTAATTGCCATTACCAGACTCCAGGGATAATTTGACCAGTCAGTGCATAAGCACCTAGTGCTGCCATGACACCCAGCATTGCTAGGCGACCATTCAGCTTCTCAGCGTTTTCGTTGTGATTCACAGTTACTTCTTCCATGTACATGCGTGGTTCGGTGGGCCAGATCTGGGTATCGTTCATCAGAAATTGTACTTAAGACCAGCTTTGGTACCATAAGAAGTATCGTTATCTCCTGTCAAAAATGACACCTCTCCATAAAGAGCGAGGCGCTCGCTAAGAGATGTGGTACCACCTACCTTACCCGATAGTTCCAGTTCAGATTCTGCTCCATCACTAAGGACAACAGCAGGACCACCTTGTACATACCAGTTGTTACCTTCGTATCCAACATGGTTATCAATAACAGTACCGGTATAATCATTACCAGTATAACCAGAATTTGCTTCGACATTTACATAGGGTCCGGCAAAAGCAGGAGCAGCAGCAAAGAGGGCTGCAGGGAGGATAGCAAGAATTTTCATTTTAGTTTATTTAAAAAAGAATAAGTGTGTTTTGTTCGATTACCATGAATGCCCCACCCTAACCAGTGATAAGCAGCATTCATATAGTAAGGGACTGTCTGATGGTTAGTCAGAAATGAGCTAAGGTCATCCCTAAATCTTAGCTCATGTATCATGTAAGCTGTTTGACATTCTAAAGAACTAGGATTAGCTTTACGTTTAGCACAGAAAGTACCTAGTCCATCATAACGATGTTTAGATGTCCATTGAATTAAACCATAACCACGGTTAAGACACCTGTCGTATGGTAAAATTGCTCCGCCTTCACAGACGTTTGATTTAAATGTAGACTCCTGATAGATGTTACCCATGATAACAGCAAGTGCAGTTCGATCTGTTACACCCGCAGAAGTCTGTAGTTGTTCTAGAACGTACTGCTCTTGTACAGTACATTGTGGGCAGTCAATCATCAGAAACCAAGGTCAGAGTTTTCAAGTTTAGCCATAACGTCCGACCGATATGCCGGATCGTTATCATAACGTGGATCATTCATAGCTTGAATAAGTTCTGATTGACTACGGAAGACAGCATTAGAATCTGCTGTTCCACGTCCTGTAAGAAGTTGACCTTCTGAACCAACAGCATCTGAATACTTATTATTCAATGCTTGTACAGCAAAGTAAATAGAGTTAGCATTACCAGATGCCATAACAGAATCGTACATCTCAATCTCTGCCTTAGAAAGGGATTGACCTGCCCATTCAATCATAGATTGGTAAGATTTTTCACCACCAACCATTTCATATAGTTGTTGGGCTTGTGATTCAGTTAGTTGTCCTTCGTTACTTTCCTCTGACTCTTCTTCTTCTTCTGATTCTTCTTCTGGCTCATCAGCTTGAGGTTCTTCCTCACGTGGTTCGCCTAATTTTTTTTGTAGTTCTAGGTAAGCTTGTTCAAGAGACTGTGGATTATCAAACTTACCTGCTAGCAACTGCTGTTGTTCCCCTTCATTAGCCTCAGCAATAGCTAGAGACTCTTGCTCATCAGCATTTAGTTCTGGCTGATCTGCAGGTGCATCAGTTGAAGTTAGTGTTTCACTCATTAAACTTGTGGTGGTTGTTGTGATTGTTGTTGCATGGCTTGCATTGCTGCTTGCTCACGCTTTTGTTCAACAGCAGCCATCTGTGGTGCTTGTTGTTGTGCAGCCATGGCTTGTTGTTGTTGCATATTTTGTTGCTGTTCCGCTTGAATCTCATCCATACTCTTCACAAGGTTGAGTACGTCGATACCAGATGCAGCAGCCAAACGTTTAACAACTTCTTCTGGATTAATAAACTGTTGAATAGCTTCTGGACCCATTGTCTGAGCAATAACTTGTAGGAATTGACCAAGACTTTCGCGATCCTGACCACGACCAAGTGCATTGATACCAGCAACAATAGTTGGTTTAACAATACCACCTTTAGGTAAGCGTGGAATCTCTCCAGTTTTTTGTGCAACGTTTAGTTTACGATTTAGATATGGTACTAAGAACTCAACAGTAAGTAAACTAAATAGTCCACCAAGTTGTTGCTCTAGTTCCATCTGTGTCATCCTTACTTCTTCTGCTGTAGTCCTCTCAGACTGACGAACATTAAGAATAAGGAATGCTTCACTAAGACGTTGTGATAATGTACCTACCATTTGATAGGCAGTCTGAAAGTCAGCTGTCTTTCCAACCTGTACTACACCAATGTCATCAGGTCTACCCTGAATGATAGCACCGTTGCCTGCCTTAGCAAGTGTCGATGGTTTAGTGGAGGAGCTTGGACTGACAGTGAATACAATCTTAGCAGCTGCAGCGCTGCCTTCAACCAGTGCTTGTGACAGAGCTTCAAGTGACTTTAGATCACCGATGAACTCTTCTACCCTACCACGTCCGTAGACTTCGCCGTCTACGTGGTTGAAGCGTAGTACAAGCCAGGGGTTTGCGTCAAGAGGAGATTTACTCATTGACTTAGGAAGGATCTGATCGTCTACTTCCTGATGCCACATCCAACGATTGTTATCTAAAACAACGTGTGTATAGATATCACATTCATCATCTTGACGTG